TAAAAATGCTTTTTGTAGCCCATTAGCATGGACAGTATATAGATATTTGAATGGTTTAGATCTCGCTTATAATGCAAAATGGTATGGTGATTGGAATAGTATATTCGATAGCAAAGGTGATTATATAATTATAAATGACTACACAAATGATGTAGATGATATAAAAGATGTAGCAAGAATTGAAAATGGTTTAAAGTTAGGAGGAAATAATATGATTAAATGCGAAGTTATTGAAAAATTTACATTGAACGATTTTGACAAGTTAAAAAATGTCACTAGAAAATCAATTGATGAGAAGGGAACATTATTTATAGGTGATACTTTTGAATGCGATGAAGCAATGGCAAAATATTTATGCGGTGGAAACTCACAAAAAAAAGTAGTTGTAAGAATAGTTGAAGTGTTGCCAAAAGTTGAAGCAAAAATTGAATATCATGATGAAGAAAAAAAGCCAGAAGTAAGTGTAAAATTAGAAACAGAAGAAGTAAAAGAAATTGCAAATCAAGTAAATAAAGCAGTAAAAAAGACAACTAAAAAAAGCAAGAAATAAACGCAGTTGCGTTTTTTTCCTTTTTATGATATTATGTATATAGATGTCAAATCACACGAGTTCGTGGCTCGTAAAATTAACGATAGGAGGAGATATTTATGAAACGCGATTTTTTAGAGGATTTGAATTTAGAAAAGGAAACTATTGACAAGATTATGGCTGAATATGGAAAGAGTATTACTAGCGAGCAAGAAAAATATACTTCGCTAGAAAAAGAAATTTCTAATTATAAGAGTGCAATTACTGACTATGAAAAACAAGTCAAGGATCTTAATAATAAAATCCAAGATAATGAAAAATCTTTGGAAAATATGCAAGCGTTAACAAATGAGAATAAAGACCTAAAAGCAGATATTCAAATGAATGGAAGCAAAGTAAAATCAGAATTCTCAAAATTTGTAAAATCAGAAGTTATGGCTAATGTTAATGATGAAACTGATTTTACAACTGCACTTGAAAACTTTAAAAAAGACAACCCACAATATTTTGGCGATGTCGTAGTTAAGAAAGTGCAAAGCTCGCCTACATTAAATGCTGGTGAGCCAAAACCACAAACTACGAGTGATATTATGAATAATATTCTTCGTGGTGCAAAAAATAATGAATAAAGAAAAGGAGAAATGATTAAAAATGCCAAGTGTAAGTGGAATTACAAGAACTGATGTTGATAGCTTAATTGAAACTCAAGTTGCTAATGAGATATTTGAGGGTACAATTAGAGAATCAAAAGCTCTTTCTATGTTTAAGAGATTACCAAATATGACATCAGACAAAACTAAATTAAGAGTATTGGACTCACTACCTGTTGCTTATTTCGTTGATGAATCAACAAATAATGGTAGAAAAAATATTACAAAAATGGCGTGGGACAAAAAATTTATCAACGCCGCAGAATTGGCTGTTATCGTGCCAATTAAAGAAAACTTATTAAATGATACTTCAGTTGATATTTGGGCTGAAATCAGGCCAAGAATTGTTGAAGCATTTGCTAAGAAAATCGATAATGCAATGTTCTTCGGAGTAGACAAACCAACAGACTGGAGAGCTGGACTTGTTCCATCTGTAATCAGTGCTGGTGCAGAAGTTAACGAAACAGGACATTTATATAGCGATATTAACGATGTTATGACTAAAGTTGAAGAAAGTGGCTATGAAGTTAATGGCTTAATTGGTGGAGTAGGTCTAAAAGGAAAATTCCGTATGATGACAGATACTACTGGTCAACCATTACAAACTACTGAAATTGGAAGTGTAGCAAGAAACTTTATGGACAATGGTGTTTGGGACAAAACTAAATCAACACTTGTTGTTGGAGACTTCAGTCAAGCAGTTTATGCTATCAGACAAGATATTACTTATAAATTACTAGACCAAGCAGTTATTCAAGATCCAAGCGATGGCTCTATCTTATATAACTTAGCACAAGAAGATATGGTTGCACTTCGTGTAGTTATGAGATTAGGTTGGGAGATTCCAAACCCTGTAAATGCTCTAAACGAAACAAGTGCAAGATTCCCATTTGCAAGTTTAAAACCTGAAGGAACAGTAAGCTTATAATTAAGAAATAAAGGAGGTTATTATGGAATTTGAAGGACAATACCTAACTTATGAAGAATATAGGTCTTTAGGTGGTACTTTAGACATAACTCCTTTTAATTTATTGGAATTTGAAGCAAGAAGAAAAATTGACATAAATACTCAAAATAGATTAAAGAAAATTAAAAGTACTGATATACCACAAGAAGTGAAGTTGTGCATTTATAATTTAATTACTTCAATAGATAATTATGCTCAGAGTATTCAAAGTGCTACTGAAAATGGTAATATTGCAAGTGAAAGTATAGATGGCTATTCAGTGACTTATGTGAAATCATCAGTTATAAAAGAGATAATTAGCTCAAAGAGTGTAGAAATTGATGATATTATAAGAACTTATTTGCTTGGAGTTGTAGTTAATGATGAACATATTATGTATTTAGGAGCTTAAGATGATAACAAATTTTGAGACAACTATATTTCATAAAGTAATTAATGAAGAAACTAGACTTGAGGAATGGGTTAGATATAATTATCAAAATACTTGGTTTTTCGGCGGCAAGGGTGCTGGAATAGCAAAGGGCTTTAAAGATGCCAATGATGTTGATGTTAGAATTTGGTATGAGAAAAATGATAATATTGATGTTAATAATTTTGCTATTGGTGACATTATTGTAAGAGGAAGAATTGAGGAAGACATAACTACACAAAATGATTTGAAAGATTATCAGATTTATAATATTACGAGTATAAATAATAATAACTTTGGAATCAATCAACATATTCATATAGGTGGTAAGTAATGGCTCTAAAATTAAAGCCAACAAGCCAAATATTGATAGATTTGGGCCTTCAAGAAGGAGGCCCTGTCCAAAAGTTTTTAGCAAATACTTGTTATGAACACATGGACAAATATGTCCCTTTTGATAGTGGCGATTTAGCTAGTATAGCATCTATAACTGTTGATGGAAAGTATATAATATATCATGTTCCGTATGCACAGTATCAATGGCGTGGTGAACGAGCTGATGGTACACATAAGATTAATGAAGAAAATAGGAATAGATCTATGCATCCATTAGCTACATCACATTGGGACAAAAAAATGATTACTGCTGAGGGCGACCAGATAACTAAAGAAGTTGCTGACTATATTAAAACTCACGGAGGTAAATAATGGAATATCAAAATACTAGAATTTCAAAGTTAAGAGATTATTTAATTACTGTTGTTGATGTACTTATTAATGATACTAAATATCAAATTAATGCAAATATGTTAAGTAATGATGTTAATAATTATTCATTAGATAAGATACCAACGGCAAGTACAGTTGAAAAGTGGGTGATGGGAATTGAACGCCATAGAGATGTGTTTAATTTTAGGGGAAGGTTGCCATACTCACAAGAAGTTATAAATAATTTAAGTAATATTGGTTTCTTTGAAGATTTTGAGAAAAAAATTGATTTCAATAACAAAAATGGCATTTTGCCAGATATTAAAGGAATAGAAAGTATCGAATGTTTAAATGCAGGTGCGATGACAAGTTCGACATCAAATACTGCTGAATTTGAGATTCAGATACGCATAATATATAGAATAAATAATAAAGAACTTGATAATGAAGCAAGTGTATAAGGAGGAATAAAAATGAATGTTGAGATACCTGATACAATAAAAAAAGTTGATAGAGACCAGTTTTTGACATATCTTGATACTACACCATCAGCTAATGACCCAACATTTGCTGTCTTAGGTATTGGTGTGACCGATTATGGAATTTCATACAACCCACAAGTTGACCAGGAAAAATGGATTATTGAAAAGAATTCAAGAAATATTCATAAATCAAATCAAAAACAAGGTAGTGTTTCACAGACTATTTATAAAAATGACCCTTGTTTTGAATTTGTAGCTAATGGCCGTGATAAATTAGACTATAAAACACAAATACTTGATATTGATGTATGGAATGGAAACGGTAGCACATACCCAGCAACATTAAGTGATGGTTTAATTACAATTACTCAATTCATGAATGAAGATGCAGTAATTGAATACGATTTATACTATAATGGTGACGCAAAAACAGGAACTGTGACATTTGATGCAGATGGAGTGCCATCATTCCAAGAAACTGCAAGCTTATAGTAATATCAAAAAAAATAGATAAAGGGCGAGGCAAAGTTTGTTTGCCCTGCCCTGTTTTTTATAAATGAAAGGAAGTGTGTATTGAAATGACAGAAAATTTCATACAATTAGAAAAAGACGATGTCTTACGCCTTGAAATTAAGACAAGTGATGGAACATCAACGGGAGAATATTTAGAATTTGATTTGGAAGATATTGAGTTGCCTTTGAGATACCAAGAACTTATAGAAAAAGATAAAAAGAATAAAGAATATTTAAAAAATCAAATGATTATTATTGATAAAAGAGAAGATGTTAAAGGTAAAAAATTGTTAAGTAAAAATACAGAAGATAAAATTAAAGCTTTAAATGATTTCTTTAGTAAAGAAGTTGAGATCTATAATATGTTTCTTGGGAAAAATGGAGTACAGAAACTATTAAATGGCAGAAGATTAGGCTGGACTTCATTAGCAACAATTGATAATATTATTGAAAAGCAAATTGCTCCACATTTAGATTTATCAATGAACAAGATGACAGATAAAGTTAAGGAAAAATATAAAACGACATTAGATAAAGAAGTGTTGAAATAATGAACTACCCAAAATATGTAATAATTGATAATGAAAAATATAAAATAAATACTGATTTTAGGGTAGCAATAGAATGCAATGAGATAGCTGAAGATTCCAGCATTGGTGATGTTGAGCGAGCATTAGCTATTATTTATAAATTATTTGGTGATAAAGGCCTTGAAGCAAAAAAACATCATAATCAATTGTTAGAATATGCATTAAAGTATTTTCGCTGTGGTAAAGAAGAAATCAAAAATAAAAAAAATAAAAAGCCAGATATGGACTTTATTGAAGATATGGACTACATTGAAGCAAGCTTTCAAAGTGATTATGGTATGAGCTTAGAAAATGAAGAGATGCATTTTTGGAAATTTACAAAATTACTTAATGGACTATCAAATAGTGAAATTGGTAATTGTTGTATTTTGAATAGAATAAGAAATGTTAGGAACTTAGATCCAAAGAAAATTAAAGATGTAAAAACAAGAAATGAAATAATAGAACTTCAGAAAGAAATTGCATTGAAGAAATATCAAAAGAAAGAAGGACCAACAAAAGAACAAAAAGAAAGAGCAGATGAATTGTATAAAAAGCTTGGTTTAAGAAGGGAGTGATATTGTGGAATATGCAGGGTCAGTAATTATTGGTATTGATGCAGATAGCAAAGAATTTGAAAAAAAATATTCTACTTTAGAAAAAAAATATGCTAACAAAGAAATAGATATAAATATAACACTAAAAGAATTAGAAAATGCAGAACAAGAACTTAATAATATTGATGAGCTTATAGAAAAAAATCATAAAGAGCAAGATAGATTAAATGCATTATTAAAAGAGGAAAATGAAAAACATGCTAAAAATAATGCTCTTATAACTATATATAAAGAAAAATATAGTAATATAGTTGATAGTAATATCAAGCTTTTAGATGATTGGAATAAGCAAAATTTTACTGTTGAAAAATTAACAGGGAAATTAGAAAAGCAAAAAAATGATTTAGCAGAAATAAAAGGCAAAATTGAAGACATTGAAAAAAAACAGCAACAAATAACATTTGATTCTATGAATGATAATATAAAAAAAATAAGTAAAGGATTAACTAATTTAATAAAAAAAGTTAGTAGATGGGCTTTAGCAATATTTGGAATTCGTGGAGCATATATGGCGGTGAGAAATGCTATGAATGTGCTTTCTCAAGAAGATGAAAAATTAAAAGCTGATATTGATTATATGAAAACAGCACTTGCTTATATATTTGAGCCGATAGTTAGAAAAATAATTGATTG